TTCTTTCTGTTCTTCTAACTCGTCTGGAAAACTACCGTAAAAACCTTCTGCGGCTTCGGAATCTGTAGCGCCCGGTTCTACATCGTAAGGACTTGCTGTTGTAGGCGTTTCTTCATCGTTTTCGTCAGGCTCTTTGTTTATAGGTATTCCGTTATCGTCTACAGGATTACCAGCAGCATCAGTCTGCGCGTCGATTACACCATCACCGTCGCTATCTTTTATATCAAAAGGGTTTGGGTCTCCTTCTGCCCAACCAGCAGGGGTATATACTGCTAGTCCTGTAGTAGGATCAGTACCTCCCTCCAAGGCAACTGCACGAACAACGTTACCTGCTTCGTCAAAAACACGAAGTACGTTATCTTTCATCTCCCCAATTTTAGTGCCAGTCTCGGTTATTACGTTACCGACTCTATCTATGACTAGATTAGCCATATCAACAGGTGTGCCGCCTTGGTATACACCAGCTTGATCGAATATGGGTATGATTATTTCTGGTCCGCTAACGGGTATAGGCACAGGAAAACGAACGCCAGCAAATACGGGATTAGCAGCGTTGGGTGCATGATTTATAGATATAATGCTACCGCTCTGCCGTTTTATCCATTCCGTCATTTCCTGTTCGTAGTTTGGACTAGATGGTGATGGAGGCAGTATAAGATCCATCTGCTCTTTGAGTATTTCTTCTATAGATTTAGAGCCACCACCTCTTTTGGTGCCAAACAATACGTCTAGTACACTTTGAGCTAATCCACCTAGAGATTCCGCAAGGCTCTTTTCAACATTCTCTTCTACATACGTACCGAAGTCAGCTTCTGCTACCTCACCGGCAGACTCTATCATCTGCTCGGCCTCTTCATCTGTTAGCTCTTGACCAGTAACTTCTTTGTATATGTCTTTCGCTTCTTGAACATTAAGTACACTATTATCATATTCTGTTATTGTTTCAGCAGGTATACCAAAAGCTGACCCAAACTCTATATTAGATATAGTATCGTTATCACCAAAAGTACCCTCAAAAAATTCAACTAGCGAGGGGGCATAGTCGGAAAGAAAACCTAATTCACTTAAAAAACCAGTTCGCAAGGGGTTATCGATATCATCAGAACCAGCTCTAAGCTGGTCAATTACTTGTCGCATACCTACTTCAACTAGGTTGCGTTCCATACCTTCAAGCCCTAAAACAAACGCAGTGGTTGTTTCTCTTACATCCTTGGCGACGTTGTAGTCTTGGAAATACTCCCCCAAAGCCCGCATGAAATTTTCAGCGTTGCGGTTGGGGTTACCTTGGGGGTCGGACGTAGGTGCGGACGTAGGGTCGGACGTAGGTGCGGGAGTAGGTGCGGGTGGCCCCATTGGTAAACCTTCCGCTTCAAAATTAGGGACTATCGGTATGTTAGGGTCGTAAAATTCGCTCATATCAGTCTGCTATTAGCACCCCCTGAAATGATGCGCCGATCTGGTTATTTGTATTGCTGGTTACAGCACGGCATTCCATGTCTGTCTTTTCAGACAACGCTAAAGGGAACTCAAAGTCAATCACTAGCTCGTTGCTTTGCAGCACGTTAATAAACTTTGTCCTAAATACGTTTGACCCAAAGTCTCTCGTATCCAACTTGACCGTAGCGTAGTTGTTAGCCTGTGATATGGCAGCGGTGAAGACTAAATCATCGAGATAAAGCGTATGCCCAGCAGGGACGGTATATACCGCCATCTGCGTTTGATTGCCGTCTGTAATACTTGCGTAGGTAGTGCCTGTTGGAACTCCAGAAGTAACGCCACTACTAGCGATATAAAGCGTACCGGCAGCAGTGCCCCCTGTTCCAGCCGTAGCAACAAATGCACGATTGATACGCAACCAACCAGAAGCATCACCAATCTGTACCTGAGTCTGGCCGTTCATACTGACAGTAACAGTTTGGGCAGCGTAGTTCTCGTCTAACCCCTCGACGGTTACGGTTTTAGCTCCGGTACCACCACTTGCATCTGCTGTACTAGAACTACTGATAAACGCGGTGAAGGCCGCTGTAGGCCACGTCACATTACCACCCTGCGACCAAACTGTTTCTTCTGTACCGTTAATGTCGGGGTTGTACCCAAACTTATACAACGAACTAGCCCCAGCTATCTGACCTTTCGATACTTGTAATTCGTACGGTTCTTGGACTGCCATAGCGTTTCTCAGCGCGTTGTCTAGCTGGTTAAAGTATATCCGAAGTACATTATTAAACTGCTCAAATGACTCCTGATCGTATACCTGTGGGGCATAGGGCAGTGCTGGGGCACGGAACGGAACGTCATATCTGGTATTGTCTCCAGCCATTAGCGTCGTCCATCAGGCCGCATATCCAACCTAGGTGAGCCTAACTGCCATGTTACACCCGATTCGGTAGACTCGATTTTCATCACCATCTGCCGTCCACGAACTCGCGTATTGAGCTGCCCGGTAAACTTCTCTATAGGTAACACAGCAGATCGCGTAATCGTACCATCATTTGACCCACCTACCGAGGCAGGGGAGTTGTATCCAGAGCCAGAGTTCTGCATAGGCAATAGCGTCATAACGGCGCTCGGGTTAGCGGCTATAGATCCGTCAAACGTGATATCAGGAAGTACACGCCAGATAAAGTTGAATTGATGTCCGTCATCTAGATCGAACTCAGCAGTAGTGGCATACGCGTGTATTGGCGTACTGTCCCCTAGCTCATTATTATCGACGCCTTCTTCCTGATTCACGAGATTGTTATTGTAAGTCGCAGCCAACGGAAAGTCTCGTAATCCCGAATCTAACCATGCGGTGCGATCCATTGTGCCGTAATACCAAATGTTATCCAGATAGTTATACACAACATATCTATCTGCTGTGCTAGATTCTGTAGAGCAATAGAACCACCAAATTTCATGGTATGCCTCTACAGTGCCCGAAAACACTTGGCGATACTGGGCAGTATTAAAGTCGTTAAAGACGAACTTGCGTAGGTTACAAGGCAGTGGTTGGGTACGACCATCGTACTTATAGAACTTATCCACACCCATCCAGTAGGCCACACCATTGGCGTACGCTACCGCATTCTGAGAGGCTATGGAGATGTTTTCACCGACAAGCTGCGCTCCCCATACTACTGGGGCACCAACGTACTGAAGGGCATACAAGGCCGAATCTGACCATACTAGGACTTCCTGACGAGCCTGTTTAGCCGCTACGATCTCAGCGCCCCTAGATAGCTGTAGGCTACCTGCTTGGTTCGTTGCCGCAGGAGTCCACTGGGTAGAGTCTTCTTGGTCTGACCAACGGATCAACATCGGGTTTTTAGTGGCACTAGCCAGTGCATTACAACCGAAACAAAACACAAACCGGCTGATATCTGACACCAAAATAACGTCTTGTACGGTCGGTACGTTGGCTGTAGCGGGTGATACGGACGAAAGTAATACCCCCCTAGAGGTAAGCCCTGACGTAGCATCCCAGTAGTATATAGGCCCACCACGCGGCCCAAACAACAGATCTTCACCAAAATTAGCCTGTGACCAGAGGCGTATTTGCGTGTCAGACGTACCACCAGTGCCCCATGTACCAGCACCCCAAGACCCTGCTCCCCACCCTACCAGAGGCACTACATAAGCCGCTCCGGTATTGATTTGGTATGCAGCAGACACGGTACCACCCCCAGTTGCCGTAGAAGTGGCGTTGCTAGAAGCTGTTATGAGGTAGGTATTTGTCGCAGTGGTATCTACGGTAAGTTGGTATTCGCCGTTTAGAGTAAGTCCGCCAACAGCAGAAGCACCGGAAAAAGTGACAAAATCACCGGATACATAGCCGCCATTTGCGTCTACAACACTGACCGTGGGAGAGCCATCAGTAGTAGTAAACGGGTTAGTGAGGGTTACAGTATCACGTAAAGGTGTTATGTCGTTGTAAGCACCACCATTCTCAAGGTAGAACTTGAGGTTAGTACCGACACCAATGAGGTTTTGACTGCCTAGCGTTACCCAGTTCCATAAGGAGCGACAGACACCAAGAAAGGTAGCATCCGATATACGCTGCCACCCACCAATCTTTTCCGGTGTACCTTGCCGAAAGCGAATCTTATCGGATTCGTACCACCCACCTTCACTGGTGTATCGGGTATTCTCTCGATTAACCCCCGGTTTTAACGCTAATTTTTGTAATGGCATACATAACCCGTCACATTGATTCGCCAAACACTGGCGGTAGGGTTGTTACTACGATTGACGTATTCTGCCTCAAGTTTAGTGAAGCACCGCAATCAGAACAAGTATCTGCTTCCAACTCGCTTTCGTCTATATCATATCCACATTCGGCACATAAAATCTCTATGTCGTGCGCTGGTTCAATATTGCCTTCTTCGTTTACTTTAGGTGCATGTGAGACTTTCATCGTTTTTGATACTCCCCAGAGCTAATCATCTGGCAAATTTCTAATGACCGGTCACCCACTTGCTCTGCCCAACGGCTACGGTAGAACTCCTGACCAGCCTCTTCGTAGTTGCCACTAGCCATATGCCCCAAGGCTTTAACAAACTTACGCAATTTGGTCTGACCAATATTAAACGACAGGTCTATCAAGGCTTCTTGACGCACGCTATCTAGTTTTGAAAACCATTCGTATTCGACCATTAACTCTTCACGACACCGTTTTATGTCGTTACTTAGCAAGTAATCTATCTCGTCCTCAGAAAGGCCAAGCCCAGATTCTGATATATTTCTACCAACACCAATGGTTTCGTAACCCGCAGAGCACATGTAGACCTTATCTCTAACGCCTTCGTGCCTCTTTAACATGTTTATTAGTCTAGTCATTAGTCGTGCTTATGTGATGCGCCGTAGTAGAAACTGATGATAGATGAGACGATTCCACCCAAATACCCAAGGACAAGATTAACAATCCCGTCATCATTCGCAGCAGGGTCTTGAATCGTGACCAATGCGATGTATCCACCAAAGAAAAACACACACGCAACCGCGATAAACTTCGGTGTCCAATCGCCTTTAAACGCCGATCTAGCGTGTTGTACATCTTCTGCTTCAAGTGCGAATACATCTACGTCCAACTTTTTCATCTGAACTTGGAAGTCCAGTTCAGCTTTTTTAATTTCTGCCAACTGTTCTGGGGTTGCGGCCTGTACCGCATTAGCAATACTTTTTTCATCAGGCTTACAACCCAGCACACTAGCTATGGTTTGTGCCGCAGCACCACCCAAAGGTCCACCAAGAGCCTGA